ATTTGTTTAGATTATAAAACTGCCGACCTAAGATTTAAGGTGCCAATAAAAAAGTTTAATCTATCTATTGGTGTTGCGGCAAGAAGTCACCTACCTTACGGATACTCTCCAATAACAGAATATTTAGAGTCAACTCTTATTGATGACAATGGAAATGAATACACTGCAAACTGGTGGGATCTAGCGTATGAGTATGGTTATCAAGATGTTGGGTATGGTATTGACACAGACTTTGACGGAACAACAGATCAGGTTGATTGGTATTGGCTTAACAATGAAGGAGTTAGGGTTGCAGATACAGATCTAGACTTTAGAAGAAACGACTACACTAAAATAGTTAATGACTACAACCAAACGATGTTAGATCAAATCGGAACTATGGGTACGCTTAGTTCAGTTATAGGTCTAGACTTCTATCACTATAGAGATAGTTTTTGGGTACACTCATGGGCTTCTATCTATCCAAAACACAAACACATATATGGTGATAGCGAGTTTAGTTACGAAACTTTTATAGGAAAAGACGATTGGTTAGATTTTAATATAGGAATCATAACAGGTTGGAAGATCACAAAAAAGATCGGAGTCTTTACTGAATATGAAAAAACAAGGTTCTGGGATAAGGATTTAATATATTTGAAAGCAGGACTAAATATTAGATTTTGAGGGAAATAAATAAGATTATCGTACACTGCACCGCTACCCCTGAAGGTAGAAAGGTTTCGGCAGAAGAGATAGATTCATGGCACAAGCAACGTGGGTGGTCAGGTATTGGCTACCATTATGTCGTACATCTTGATGGAAAAATATCTGTTGGTAGAGACATCAATAAAACTGGAGCCCATTGTAAGGGGCACAATACTGGTTCAATCGGCCTAACATACGTTGGGGGTTGCGATTCAAACATGAATGCAAAAGACACAAGAACAGACGAGCAAGAAGCATCATTAGAGTATTTGATAGGAACATTATGTGCTATGTACCCAGAAGCAAAGGTGTATGGTCACAGAGATTTTAGCGATAAAGAGTGTCCTAGTTTTGACGCAACTGCTGAATATAAATTTTTATCAGAGAAATATGTTTAATACATCTATAACTTTCCTGGCAGATGGTGCTCTGTTGGGATTAACTTTTTTCCCAAAGGGAGATCGTGCACCAGAGTTCCAAGATGAAGATTGGAATGAATTAAATATTTATTTTTTAGTTGTTAGAGTAACATTTAGGTGGTGGTAAATAATGAGCGAACTATCAGAAAAGTCAGAGGTAAAACTAGATATCAAAACGCTAGTGGGTATTGTCATTGGCATTGTGACCATAGCGGGTATATGGTTTGATTTGACCGCAAAGATTTCTGAAATTGAAAGTGCTCTTGTAAGATTAGAATATAACCAAACACTTAATGATGAGTTTAGAATTAAGTGGCCACGGGGTGAGATGGGTGCACTACCTGATGATGCCAAGCAGGATCTAAGGATTGAGTACCTACAAAAAGATATAGAAGAATTGCAGGGTTTGATTAAAGAATTACAAGATGAGTAAACCAAAAAAGAAGTTCAAAGACACGAAGGTGGGGGCTTTCCTCGGTAAAGTAGCACCTAGTATTATAGGCACTATGGGTGACGTTCTGCCTGATGCAGGTGTTCTTGGTATCGTGAAGAACTTAATTGAAAAAGAAGATCCAAAAGTATTGCCTCCTCAAGACAAGGAGACCGCATTAAAACTATTAGAACAAGATGTAATAGAAATGCAAGAGATTACAAAGCGTTGGACAGCAGACATGAGTTCTACGTCATGGCTCGCTCAAAACGTAAGACCGCTAACACTTGTGTTCTTCTCTGTATCGTATGTTGCGGGGTGGTATATGGACTACTCTTTGGATTCTATATCTGGAGTTCTATCTCTAATTGTTGGAGCATACTTCGGTTCCAGAGGTATTGAAAAGGTGATGGGTAATAATAGACATAAGTAATGGCAAGACTAGTAGTGTCGGCTTACATAGAGAAGCCTAAAAAAAAGAGACCTGGGGTTCATGCAAAAACAAAAACATCCAAGTCTCCTGGTAGTAAGAACTATCGAAAAGCCTATAGAGGCCAAGGAAGATAATTACCGAAAGAACAAAGAAAGCACTAAGATAATCAGTAGCCCTATGTAGGATACTATCGCAGCCTTTTCTGTTGATCTAACTTTTTCTTCACTTCTACCCTGTCTGTATTTCATATCTTCTTCAGTCATAACTGTATAATTAAATTCCCCAAGATCTATTTGTAAACCATTTTACTGTTTCGCTTGGTTCGGTTCCTTCCTTTTCTTCTTGATCTTTAAGAGCAACCAAGAGAAGGATAAGGTAACCAACAAGATCTTTAACAGTATCTTCAGTCTTGTCATATATTCCTTTTTGTGCTATCCTGGAAATCTTATCATCGATCCTAGCACATAAAGAATCAACTGCATTTCCATTACTAAATATATTAACAGGGTTTGTTGCGGAGTCCCCGTAGTCTTTATTTTTTGAGATAAGAAGGCCGATGATTTCGGCACCGACCCTCTCGATCTTATCCCTGGTGTCCATTAAAATGGTAGGTCAGCAGATTCGTTTTGGTTAACAAACTCCTCTACTTTTTTCTCATGCTTTTTGCCTGGGATAGTACCATCCGCATATGTTATTCTCCAAGCGTTAGCGTTAGCCGTTCTAAGTTCACCGTTTTTATCTGTATAACTTCTAAGGTTTACAGATACCTTTACGTTATCTCCACTTTGGTAAGCACCAAATAGGTTTGCTTTGGCACCAATAGCCTCGATAGGATAATCTACTGGGTAGTCTCCACCCAGTGTAAGAACAAGTGTTCTTTTTTCAAGATCCCCATTCTTTGTAGGGATTGTTGTTGGTTGGGAAACGTTCTTTACCTTCCCAGTCAATTCAATTGAATTACTCATAATTTAAAATTTAAAATGTTATTATATATATTTTGAGACATCACAGCCTCGAGATCTTAGATGATCTAAAACCTCTGTTATTATTAGGTTTACATAACTTAACTTATCGTTTAGGTCTGAATCTATTTTATTCAGTTCTTCTTTTTCTTTTTCAGTATTATTTACGCAGACGATACCAACGTGCTTAATGTTTGCTTCTTTCATTAGCCTATCAATTTCTGGCAGCCTTATCTTAACCTCTGTATTCTCCATATTAAGGTGTGTTTATTATTTTATTTTTAATTAGCATCTCTATTAGTTCAAACATATCCTCTTTGTATAGAACACAATACTCTCTTCCTCTAGGTACTTTATGAAATACTATAGGTATATCTGTTGCTCTTACCTGCATTTCTTCTAACACCTTTCTATAGTTTGGGTTCCGTGCGTAGCATTTTGCCTGGACAGCAAAGTCTCCAGTGTACATCAAATCTATACCCTGATCATCCAACATCTTTGACCCGTACCTTGATGTTACACACTTTGTGAATCCTAAATTTTTAAAATCCTTAACAAGTTCACGCTCGTAGTCGTGACCCTTTCTTCTGTTTTTATTTGCCATGTACATTAAATTCTTTGTAGACCCAAACCATTTTATGTTTTACAAAACTCTTGATGTCTTCGTAATTAACTTTTCTATGAAACCCTTGATAGAGCAGATGATAATTGTTACCCATACCATTAGGTCTTATGAAATAATCCTCTCTCTCTGGAACTATCTCATCTAGCATTGCAGGTCTAAGTAAATTACCCTGATCAAAGGGTTTACTTTTACCTATCTTGCCTCCCCAATTATTCTTAGACCAAACTACTTTGTGAAGTATTTGTTTATTGTCCTTCGAATCTTGGGAACTGACTACTCTTTTCGAAGCCTTCTTCCTCATATTCTGTATAACAAGTTGTGTCTATATTATATTTAAACTCCTGCATCCCAGTTTTTCCAGTAAACCTCCAACGTACTTTCCATACATGGACTTCTACCACTTCTCTTTCAAAGTCTCGATAGACAGTGATGCCATTGTCTACCTTGTTAAAGAAGTGGGAAGATCCGCTTACGCTATAACCTGAAGCGACCTCAACCTTCCCGTTCTCCTTCTTTAATTTTTGTGGGTGAGCAACAAGAACAACACCACAGTTATATGCTTCCTTGAATATTTTAATCTTTGATAGTTCAAGACCAGTATACTGGTGTTCATTCATTCCCCTTTCAATTTTATGCTCAACAAATGCCCAGTTGTCTATAACAAGACAGTTGATCCCAATCTTTTTTACTAGTTCTTTTCCTTTATTTAAAAGACCCTCAACAGTTAGGTCGTTATCTTTAAGGTTGATAAAGTAAAAGTGTTCGTTTATAAAGTCTATTGCAGGATCGAGTTGCTCGGGTTGTAAACCATGTACTGATCCTTTACCAAACTTTTTGTGTGTATATTTTTCAATTAGTTCTGCCACATGAACCTTGATAGGTTGTTTCTCTGCGGAGAATATCCCAAACTTCCATCCCTGTTTAGCCAGTTCAATCATAACCTGATCCACAAAACTAGACTTACCATGCCCAGGAACTCCAGTCACAAGCGTAAACTCACTTGGTCTCCATGTCATTAACTTATCAAAACCATCATAACCTATTCTGTCTCCAGTTGGCATACCGTGGTTATAGAGATGATGTATCTCTTTACGTTGATCATCGGCTTTTTGAACTCCCTCGAGGGGGTAAGGGCGTGCCTCATCGAGACACTTCATCAATGCATCAGCACCCAAATTAAGTAACACATCGTTTGCATCCTTACAACCCTCGGGAAATTCTACTAACCAAACACGATCTTTTCCAAACCTTCTAGATAATTCCTCTCTAAGTTTTAAACCTGGAGCATCGTTATCTAATGCTAAATATATTTTGTCTTTATTTTCAAACTCATCTATGGAGTTGTCTAAGTATGTGAGGTTTTGATTTCCAGTCGATGCTCCATTTGGAACAGAACAAGCAAATACAAGTTTATTATTTTGATGACCTGCTTCATAGAACGCAAGGGCATCAAACTCTCCCTCTGTAATCACGCACCATGATGAGTCTCGTATAACATCTAGACCATACATGATAAGTTCAGATCCCTTACTTAGTTTAAAGTTCTTTTGTGAGTCTCTGTACTTTATATTAACCCTTCTTCCTCTTCTAAAGTAATTGAATTGAATGACGTTAACATCCTTATTGGCTTGTGGCATAAACTCAACGCCCTCCGTTATGCCATAGCACTCTATTGTAGAGTCGCTAATTCCTCTGCCATTCATGTACTTTAAAACCTTTTCAGATAATGGAGACGCTTTGGATGTTGGAAGTTCGTATTTTGTTTCATACTCTGCTACATAACCATGTTCACCACAATGGTGACAATAATACGTTCCCGCCTCTACCCATACACGGAGGCACTTCTCATTTTTGTTTCTCGTCCTAGTGTGAGAACACCAAGGGCATTTAGTTTTTGCAGGTTCAGAATGTCCTGGCTTGACTTCAATGCCAAGATCAAGTAGTTTAGATAAGTTGTCACTCATATTATTGCTATTCTTTTTCTATCGGTTTGTTGTTGTTTATTGCTAAGGTGTTCGTTATACATGATAAGGTATTTGTCTATAAACTTCTTACCGAATATAACTTCAGGTGTGACAGAGGATTGGTATGACTCACTCCATGTGCTTTTACAATAGTCAAACACCTGAACCATTAACCCTCCAGTAATTTGTTTACCATCAAATTTCTTAGATAGTATGTATTTGAATCTAGCCTCATAAGTTCTAGGATTATATTTTCTTTTATACCTTTCGTTGATATAATTAATAACATCCTCACAAACCCTCTGATAGTCTAGAGTAATTTTTTCTGTTCCATCCTTTACAACAAGATTAAACCATTGTTCTCCCGCCTTGTACTTAGGATGGTTTTTTGTTCCAACATTATCGATGAATCCCTTTTCAAGTAAATCCTGAATGTACTTAGTAGAAGTTCTTGGTGAGATATTTAGTTCCTCACAAAGTTCCACTTGTTTTTTTTCGCAGTACCCATTTGCCGATGTGTACTTATATATAAGGTCACATAACATATAGGATAATGGTGATAAATCATATCTTCTTAATACTTCATAAATAATTGTTGTTGATCTTATCATGCTAATAGTAGTTTATGATACCACAGATCTTTATTCTTTCGGTTTCTGTGGGACTCTAGCCTACAGTCTAACTCTACGATCTGCTTTAGTTTTAATGATTTTATTTTGTCTATATTTTCGTTCCATGCGTGGATGGCAATGTATGAGTTCTCAAGAGTTTCAAGAACCAGTAACCTAAACTTGTGGCTACCAGACTCGCCATCGACAACATTGTCTTTACCGATATATCTTATTTGTCCGTGTACCTTTATTGTCATCTGATTTTATCTTTAATAATTTGTGCAAGAGAAACGGTCTTGCCATGGTTTAACTTAATATGGTTTAGTACCAGGTTAGTTTTTGTAAACAATGCTTTCTCTGTTTCTGATGGGTTTTTACTGTGGAAATAATCTCCCAGTATCTGAAGGAATTTTTCTTCCATAAATAAAACATTCTCCATGTCATCGGTTAGCATTTCGTTGATCTCTCCATGAGAGAAGTTAAACATCCTTGCTACACCTACGAATATGCACACACCAAAATACGAGTTGCCTTCGATTGATGGTTTTACTTCTAGTGTGAATGGATTTTTTACTGCCAAATTATTTATCACACCCTTTTTTATCGCCTCTATCTTCATTAGAAATTTATGTTTTCTTTAGGGTTATACCTTACGTTAAATGTTTTTCCCCAAACAATCTTACCATCTTCACCAAGGTCTATTTCTTTAGCACCACGATGGAGCATTATTTGTTTTAGGTTCTGCATAGCCTTTTGTTTATTGAGTTTGGCTTGCTTCTCTTCCTCTCTCATTTTAATATAATCCTCTGTCCATTCAAGGATAATATCATCAGCATCAATCGACACTCTATCGACCATTGCTTTGTGTTTCTCTGAAAGGAATGCATCAAGATCAACCTTGTACTCATCCTCTACCGAAGGCTCAAGGTGAGCAACCATTCTGTATGCTTCTGTTTGGTTCATCGGTCTACCAGATGCAAGTATTTCTCTTGCTATCTGTACACTCTTCCAAAACTTTTCCGCTTCCTCAATGATTGTGGCTTGAATATTTTCATTTGCCTCAACAGTAAACACATCCATGTGCCTACCATCTTTAAGAAATGCAAACTGTCCGTAAGCATATCCTAAGACAAGCATATAGAGTTGTATCTGTGCGATGTAGTATGGAGGGATTCCACCTTCCCACTTGTCTGCGTTGTACCCAGAGATAGTCTTTATCTCTAGAACTCCTTTACCCTCCAACTCATCATGCTTTGTTATCTGCCTATCAATGTTTGCAAATAAAAATGGATAATCTTCATTGATTAAGATGGCATTTCGTTTGATACACCTTCTTAGTTTATTTTTCTTTTGGTAGTTGTTGATCATCTCTACTGGATCACCAGTCCAATACTGCCACAAGTCAGCAACGTAATCCTCGAGCAACCTACCATGAAACATAACCTCGTTGTCTATGTTTTGTATGTTGGCAGTACCTACCGACTGATTCCACCTTGTTATCTTAGATGTCCAGGGGTTTAATCCGAGCAGTGTGGAGGCATCACTACCTCCCACCATTCCCTTGTAGACTAATTCTTTTCGTAACTCTACCCACTGCTCGTATGTGAGTTTTCCCGTTGGTATTTTTTTCATACTTTTTTAAAAAGGGGAGAACTATTTTAAAGAACGTTCCTTTGTTGTTGGTTTGCTCTCGTCCTCCCCGTGCTTAACTAAACTAAACTAACACTATATTATTTTGACGCTTGGGCGACCGCCTTGGATGACTTCTTTGCGTTGATCTTCTTTTTTAATGTAGACACTTGCTCTGAAGTAAACTGATCCTTGTATGATGGTAGTCTTTGCTCGACAACCTTAAAGTCTATGTCAATGTACTCAAGCATATTATCGTATGCTGACTGGCTATCTTGTGCCTTCACATTGCTAAGTTCTTTTGCTTCATCCTCATCCATTATGGTATCCTCATCCTGGTTTACAATACCCAGAATAAATAACGCTCTGTTTAACGCACCACTCTGACATTTCTGAAAAGAAAATGGCTCTGATGTACGCTTGTGTGCAATACCATCAGCCACAATTTTATCCTCTTTATTTAGGACAACACCTTGCATGACGATTATACTATCGTTCATTTCAATAAGGTTTGTCTGGAGTGTGTATCCTTCCGAACGGAAGTAATCATTGAAGTAATTAAGTCTTTCGACCCATGGAACAATTTGTTTGTTTCCGCTAATTGTTGTTGTCTTGAGTTTTCTTTTTAGTTTTCCCATATCTATTGATTAAATAAAAATTTACTATATAATACTTTTTCGAGTGAAAGAAGATGGATTCCCAGTCGAATACATACCCTCTGATCCTTCTCTGCAAACACATTTCCTCGTAGTGAGTTAAAAGATATAACTTAAAATCCCTTAAAGGAAACCTCCTTCGGTCATGTATGATCTCGTTATTTTCGTAGTCGAATCTGACCATCTAAAATCATTAAACATAAGCCGTGGGTTTGTTGCCACTAAGTTCAGAAAAATTATTTTGTTGAACAAAGGTTCACTATAAAATAGTTATTCACTTTTTGTTAATAACTCTGCATTCTTCTTCTGTAGTTCTAGTGAACGTCTATCTGATAGTGCAACGTATCTGTAGAATGCTTCTGATCCATTGGCGTGACCTGATATTTTACGAACCTCCATTTCGCTAAGTCCTTTTGATAGGTGGTATGTGATTCCACTACTCCTTAGTTTATGTGGCGTGTAGAGTTCCCACAAGAATCTTGTTTCTGTTTTGGGGTTACCATGCGGATCGTATCCATAAACAACCTTGGTCATACAAAACTCTGGGTAACTTGAAAGAAGGAGTTTGAGTTGACCTCTAAAAACTCTTGGTGTAATCGAGAGTCCTTCTCTATCTCGCAGATAATTACGCACATCTTCTGGAAGGTAAAAGGTTGATAGTGAACCACTTCCCTTCTTTGTTATGATCGTCACAAACTCACTTGAGAAATTTCCCTGGAATCCTACAAGATCACTTACCCTCATGCACGAGTAGATCATAAGGCGTGTGTAGTACCATGCATCGAGAAGGTCTTCTCTTGTCTCTCCGTTTAGCGTGGGTGGTGTAGTGTGCAGAAGTTCTACCTCCTCAACACTCATGGCAATCACATTGCTCTTCCTCTCTCTAATGTATTCAAGTGAGGGGAAAAGATATCCTTCATTCTCTTCCATTTTCTTGAGCGTTGTTCTAATAATTTTAAGGTGTGCCTTCCTTGTGTTGGGATGGTATCCTTTCTCTATCAAAAGGTTGAGGTAGGAGTTTACATTCTTTTGCATCAAGCGTTTAGATGTCAACCTCTCCTTCCTTGTCATTGCACTAGTGAGATCATACGCTTCTGCGTTGAAGTTAAAGTTCCACTTCCTCATAAGGTTATAGACTTGCTTGTATGATCTGATTGTGATTTGGCTATATTGTACGCCATTGTTTAAGATTTCTCCTTCTTCTAGGAGATTAATTGTCTTGCGTAGCATAGACACAAAACTTCCTTTTGGTATATATTTCATTGCTTTCATATTATATAATTTAAAGCGTTATACAAATCAGGTGCTTATAGAATTGATAATTGAACAAATGTTCAAATTGTAGATTAGATGATCGTGTTCGATATAATCGCCCTCCTTTATACAATGAAAGGCGATTGTCCGATTCCTACTGGTGGTAGGTGTTGTAGTCCCTAGGGGAATATCAAACCTAACTTTTTTGGGAATTGAACCATCGTTCACGATCATCTAAGCAATTTATCAATCTTGTTAGCAACGCCTAAATAAAATTCTATTATCCTCATGGACTCTCCATGAAGCATAGGCGATCTTCCAGATTTCTTTTGACTCATCGTACTTTTAAGTTTTTTATTTCCATAAACATATCCAGTAACTTCTGTTGTTGGTATTTCATTTACTTCCCTTAAAAGTCTTAAAGCCAAACGCTTATTTCGTTCGACAGTTTTCATTTTTATAGTTTTAATACAGATTAAATCTATTTAGAATAATCTAAATTTCAAATTTTTTCTAGTATTTTTTTGGATTTTAACTTGCTTTTGATTATAGATTTTTTCTCATCACTTAGATAAGTTAATGAGTAGAGTTCTTTATTAAAAAAATCATTAAGATCAGATAGTTTATTTTTCAGATCAAAGTATTCTGCTTTGAGTTCTACATACTTATTGTAGAGTTCTGACCTTGCACCATTGAACACATCCAAATCTCCATCCTTCATTTCCTTTATGACTCTATCAAAATCATTTCGATAATCTCTTTCTGTCTGATAATAGTTGTCAAAGTTTTTAATATGGTGAAGTAAAGTTGCATGATTAAAACCAATCATTTTTGCTACTCTATTTACTGGTCTCCTTAATAGATCAGTTGCAATCTTAAAATAAAATTGTCTTGCTTGTACATGGACAGTTTCTCTTGATCTTTTAAGCACCTGTCCACCAGTCACTTGGTTTATAATTTCTATTATTGTCTTGTCTTCTTTAGGTA